TACAAGTGCCCTGTGTTGAGATGTGGGGCGATGCTTGCCCAATCTTGGCAGAAGTACGCACATGGTTCAAGGACAAGAGTCTTGAAGACATGGGTCGCAAGTACTGGAAGAAGCGTAGCTACATCTTCCAAGGTTTTGTGCGTGAGAACCCCTTGAGCGATGACAAGTCACCTGAGAATCCAATTCGTAGATTCATCATTGGTCCACAAATCTTCACAACTATCAAAGGAGCCTTGATGGATCCTGAGTTGGAAGAATTGCCAACAGACTACCTGCGTGGTCTGGACTTCCGTATTAGCAAAGGTGCCAAAGGCGGCTTTGCTGACTACAATGGTTCTAAGTGGGCACGTAAAGAGTCGGCACTCACTGAAGTAGAACAGGCCGCAGTTGACCAATATGGTTTGTTTGACTTGAGCACGTTCTTGCCCAAAAAGCCCTCTGACGTTGAGTTGAAAGTAATCAAAGAGATGTTTGAAGCAAGTGTGGATGGCCAGCCCTACGACACAGAGCGTTGGGGTCAGTATTTCCGTCCTGCTGGTGTACAAGCACCTGCTGGTTCGGCAGCACCGGCTCCTGCGGTAGATGAAGACACAGCCGCACCGGTAGCAAAACCTGCACTCAAAGTATCTGCACCAGCCAACGACTTTGACGAAGAAGACGCTCCTGTGGCAACTGCTCCTGTGGCAAAACCTGCCGCTGGTGGACAAAAAGCCGAAGACATTTTGGCCATGATCCGAGCACGCCAACAGAAGTAATGAAAACATCTTTGGATACAGAGTTGTTTCCAAACCTATGTGAAGTGGTAGAGATACCACTTCACAATCAATGGGTTTATCTGATTCAAAAAAACGGAAATACCAGTGTAAGACTTCAGCAAAAAAGAGATAATCTTACGGTGTTTAGTAACAATGAGATTTCGGCGCTTGACTATGTGGATGTCTACATACGCAACCCCCGAGACAGATATGTGAGTGGAATTAACACATACCTGCAACATCTTCAACGCGACTATCCTGAGTTAGATCCTTCTACTGCATTTTGGTTTGCCAAAAGATATAAATTTTTAAACACACACTATTTGCCACAGTTTCATTGGTTAGCAAATCTTGCTCGTTACCTGGGCAACGACACAAAAATACGCTTTAGGAACTTCAAAGACTTTGGCGCAATAACTGATTTTAAATCTAGAGCAAACGTTACTCCGCCCAATAAAGACTTTGTTACTGAGCTGTTTAAAGAAAATCACGGCATTGAGTTGTGGCTGTATTTAGATCAAATACTTTTAGAGTTGGCAGGTCAAGAATTTACCTGGACCGAGCTGTTAGATTACTATCAAAAAAATTACAAAAATATTATTGAACATGTATTGCCCAAGACTTGATCACTTTGTGAGATTCAATTCCAATGGTACCGTGAGTCGATGCGGTCACATGGTCAATGCACCACAATTTAACTCACTGAGTGAAATGGATACCAGTGAGTGGCTGGCCACGATCAAAAGCGTTGATAACCCAGCAGAGTGCATACGTTGCCAACAAACAGAATCCGTTAATGGAACCAGTATACGACTCAACGCCGTTGACTTTGATCAACAACAAACAAAGACCGATTATCTAATTGTTGGTGGGGTATTAGACAATGTGTGCAATAGTGCTTGTCTAACCTGCAATGAACAACTGAGCACAAAAATTGGCAGCTTAAAAAGCAAAACATATCCCATTGTTAACAATAGCAATGCATTTTGGAATTTGCCTCTAGACCGCGTGGTCCATCTAGACATCAATGGTGGTGAACCCAGTGCCAGTAAGAATTATAAACATGTACTTGCCAATCTTCCTGTCAATATTACCAGTGTCAGGCTCAATACAAATTGTTCGACAGTGCTAACAGAATTAGAAAAATTGGTTGCACGTGGAGTAAAAGTAACTGTGACAGTGAGTCTGGACGGAATTGGTGCAGTACATGATCGTGTGCGTTGGCCCATTAAGTGGGATCTGTTTTATAAAAATCTAATGTTGTACAAGTCTATGGGACTACATGAATTAAATACCTGGACAACAGTTAGTGCATTGAATATAGGAGACTTTGAAAATATCAAACAGTTTGTTGTTGCCAACGGCTTACTGCACAGTTGGGCGTTGCTACAAACTCCTGATCCGATCAATGTCAAATATTCGAACGCAATGACTCAACCATATGTCAACAGTATCCCCAAACAAGTGGCAGTGGACAGAAATAATCAAATTGAATTAGATGCATTTTTAAAAAGTCAAAACATACTCAGAGGTATACATGCTTAAACCCTACTACAAAAAATGAAAATAGCAATTACAGGCGGCACAGCAGGAATAGGCCAGGCACTAGGCAACGAATACCAATCACTTGGTCATGAGGTACTAAATCTCAGCCGCCGCACAGGTCACAACATACGAGTGATACCAAAAATAGCTGATCTAATAGAACCCTGTGACATGTTTATAAACAACGCACAAGTAGGCTATGCTCAAACTGAATTGTTGTTTGAAATGGCTCGCCGTTGGACAGGCAGCGGTAAACGTATCATGGTCATCAGCACCACAATGACACAAGATCCAGTGAGTGTATTACCAGGACTTGATATGATGGCTTATAGAATACAAAAAACAACACTAGAACAAGCAGTGAGTCAAATACGATATAGTCGCCTGGGTATAAAAATTACTCTAGTTCGACCAGGTAATATTGCAACCAGTGCTGATAAAACAGTGCCACCTGCGGCAGACGTTGACAATTGGGCTAAATTTTTAGTTCACACATTAGAAACTGCACAAGCAAATAATTTGGGCATACCAGACATCTCTCTAGGACCAATATTCAAATGACACCACGAGACATGTTGACCAACCCGCGCTTTTGTCCCATGCCGTGGACCGGGTTAATGTACAACTTTGATGGCAAAATAAAAAACTGTATTCGCAGTGCAGGCCCCCTTGGCAACATAAAAGATCAGCCCATTGAATCCATACTAGTTGAAAACAATCGGCCTAGACAACAACAGATTGTTGAGCAACAGCCAGTAGACACTTGCCATACTTGCTATGATCTAGAACGGGGCAAAAAAGGTTTTGATCATATCAGTGATAGAATTTTTTACATACGTGAATTAAAAAGCATACCAATTGATACATATCAAGTTGGCAATTTTGATTTGCAAACAGTTGATGTTCGTTGGACCAATCTTTGTAATTTTGCCTGTGTGTACTGTGGCCCAGAATTCAGTAGCAAATGGAGCGATGAATTAAAAATCCGTCACCAAACTCCAACCGAGCAACAAACAGCAGATTTCAAAAATTACATTTATGATCATGCTGGCCAACTCCGACATGTGTATCTAGCAGGCGGTGAGCCATTGCTGATGAAGGAAAATTTAATACTATTGGAAAAATTAAATCCCAATGTAAACATCAGAATAAACACTAACTTGAGCAAAGTTGATACTCGAGTGTTTGAGGCCGTCTGTGAATTTCCAAATGTGCATTGGACCGTGAGTGTAGAAACTCTTGCACAAGAATTTGAATACATACGACATGGCGGATCATGGACGGATTTTTTGGATAATCTTAAAATTATCAAACAGCTGGATCACAAGATATCATTCAACATGTTGCATTTTTTATTGAACTACAACTCTATATTCGACTGTGTAGATTTTTTAAAAGCACAAGGATTTCACAACAATAGTTTTGTAATTGGAGCACTATTGCAACCAGATTACCTAAACATTAGACATTTACCCGAAGATGTGTTAAACTCAGTAAAGAACAAATTACAAGATAGAATCAACCAGAAACCTGGTTATTTGCTTGAAGATAGTTATAGAAATATGCTACACTACATTGACATTCCGTCAGAGAAGAATATCAAACACTCGATTGATATGTTATCAAAATTGGATCAGCGTAGAGGCGTTGACAGTCGGACAATTTTTAAAGATTTATACAAGGACATAAACCATGGCAAAACCATTTGACATTTCAAAGTTCCGCAAGGACATTACCAAAAGCATTCAAGGCTTGAGTATTGGATTTAACGATCCCACAGACTGGATCTCCACAGGCAACTATGCCTTGAACTACCTGATCTCAGGAGACTTCAATCGAGGCATTCCCTTGGGCAAGGTAACTGTGTTTGCCGGAGAATCTGGCGCAGGCAAAAGTTATATTTGTTCCGGCAACATTGTAAAGAATGCACAAGACCAAGGTATCTTTGTTATTCTTGTTGACACAGAAAACGCACTAGACGAATCGTGGCTACATGCATTAGGTGTTGACACAAGTCCAGCAAAATTGCTTAAACTTAATATGAGCATGATTGATGACGTTGCCAAAGCAATCTCAACATTTATGATTGATTACAAAGCACTACCCGATGAAGAACGTATGAAGGTTCTTTGGGTCATTGACTCGCTGGGCATGTTGTTGACACCCACAGACGTTAATCAGTTTGAAGCAGGTGATATGAAAGGTGACATGGGTCGCAAACCCAAGGCACTTACTTCACTTGTTCGTAACTCTGTCAATATGTTTGGTAGTTATAATGTAGGATTAGTTGCTACCAACCACACATACGCAAGTCAGGACATGTTTGATCCAGACGACAAGATCTCCGGCGGTCAAGGCTTTATCTATGCATCAAGTATTGTGGTTGCCATGAAGAAGATGAAGCTCAAAGAAGACGAAGATGGCAACAAGGTATCTGAAGTTAATGGTATCCGTGCTGGTTGTAAAGTAATGAAAACACGCTATGCTAAACCTTTTGAAGGTATGCAAGTTAAGATTCCATACTCAACTGGTATGAGCCCACATTCAGGCCTGGTAGACCTGGCAGAGAAGAAAAACATTCTCAAGAAAGAAGGCAATAGTCTAGTGTTCACCACAAGCGATGGTGAAATAATCAAACAGTTCCGTAAAAAATGGGAAGCAAATGAAAACGGCTGCTTAGACAAACTGATGGCAGACTTTGCCAATCAGAAAGCAGAGGTAAGTACTCCGGAGGAAACAGTAGATGAGTGAAGCAATAGCCAGTGAAATTTGGGGAGAGCTCAAGCGTTTTGTAAACACAGTTGACCGTGCCGAAGCCGCAGAAACTGTGATACAGATCTTGATGGACAATGATTCAGACGTGGAAGACATCCGTGCCGCTTTCAAAGGCGACACAGACATTAAACGTGCATTGACAGCGTACCTTGACAACGACAAAGATTATGTTGAAGAAGACGAAGAAGAACCCGAAGACGAAGATTACAACGAAGACGATGACTGGGAAAACTAATGTGGTATAGCCGCGTAGTTGCCAGTTTTGATGCCTTGCCTGATTTTATAAATCACTACGAGCGTGAACTTGAGGATGCCAAAAAAGATTGTAAAATCTACGGTATAGTTGAAAAGAATATCACAGCCTTGCCTGGCATTACTGAGCATCGTTTCAATCAACTGCAAGAGATTGAAGCTGTGCTAAACTATCTCAACATTCAACTGCGTAAAATACGTAGAAAGCATTTTCAAAAATATCTAGAAGGTTATGCTCGTGCGCTGACCTCAAGAGATGCTGAAAAGTACGTGGACGGTGAAGACGAAGTGATTGATTACGAAACGCTGATCAATGAAGTGGCATACTTACGTAATCGTTGGTTGGGGATTCTCAAGGGACTAGATACCAAACAGTGGCAAATGGGGCACGTGGTGCGACTAAGAACTGCAGGCATGGAAGATATTCAAGTGTGACCCAGCGCATGTGATACATAATAGTATGAAAAAAACCGCATTTGTCACAGGCATGACAGGCCAAGACGGCCCGTATCTTGCCAAATATCTTGTTGAAAAAGGCTACCATGTTTATGGACTAGTCAAACGCTATTCAAATCCCAATTTGGAAAATATCAAGTGGTTGGGAATTGAAAACGACATTGAACTCATCACAGGCGACATCACC